GTGTCGTACCACAACTGTCCTTTAATTGGTTTAGTTGGACGATCCGCAAATGCGCTGGCAAAATTTTCAAGTAAATGTAAAAAGTTCTCTCCAATTGACTGCGAGTATCCAGGATAATTCTTTCCGACAAATGTTAAATCTGTAACTTGATTCAATGTCTGGTCTTCAATGGTAATACTACCTTCATTTGGTTGGTCAAAGTGATCAATTTGATATGACATTATGCTACCTCACTTAGACCTGTTAGACTTTGAATACGCACTGTATAGTCCACTTGGATTAATCTGTTTAATGATTTCTGTACTGGGTGGAATATAACATGAGTTAGCAATCGACTTGCGCCAGTAGAACTGTAAGATTTTAATCCTAATTCGTCAAAGATGTATGTTCCGTCTGTATTCGTTGAGTTGTCAAATGCCTCTTGGTTGCTAGGCTCGCCGTAGTCTAGCAAGCAGGTGATAAAAACATCAGTGTAGTTAGTACCAGTAACGTGTCTTGTTTCTATTTTGTTTCTAATAGGATCAAGGTTTACACTTGCTCTGTCATCAACTACCTTAGTGTATGTTTCGTTATACAAACTTGCATTTGTACCTGTACTGTTAGGAGTAAGATACGTAATAATGCCGGTTGGATCAATTGTAGTTCCGCCGTTGCCGAACGCCATTTCGTAAATGAAGCCTTGGCCGGCGTTGGCAATACTTTCAGCTAACGAAATACTCATGTTTTCGTAGTGGATAGCATTGCGCTTATTAATAAACACTTCTCCAGTTTCTGGATTGTGTATCTTAATGTGTCCTTCAATGTGGATTCCTGATAAGTCTTTACCTTGCATATTTGCTCTCTTTGATGTATTTACCTAATATTATTAAGTGCGTATATTATAAAATAGATACTAGAATTCCGTAAAACTCTAGTATCATTTTCTAAAATTAGTGCTACACACTATCAGTATCTAGGACATAATGATATTTATCTACCAAATACTGTCTGTGTATTTTTGATAAAATTCGCTATGTCATTGTTAGAATTTGTTAAATCCATTCCTGGATCTTCCCAACCTCTGCCAATTTTCTTAACAACTACAACCTTACTATTCTCTAATGCAGGAGTAGTTAATGTAATGCGGCCAACTGGAACTTCCGTTGTACCGTAGTTAGTACCGTCTGTTTCAAACTCAGCTGGCATATCACTATCGCCTTCTGGGCTATACGGATATCCGTTAGTCTCGTCGAACAATTGATAGTCAACCTTTTTCAATCGGTAGCCGCCGACAAATATGTCAACAGTGTCGCTATGATGTTGGCTAGATAACGGATCGTATACTTTCGGTACGTAGTTTAGATTAATGTCAGTATCTACACCATTACTTACTGTAGTTTCAACAATATGTCTGTCGGCATACGGAATTGTTTCAGTCGGACCAATATCTAATACTGTTGACGAAACACTGTGTTGAACAGGTGCGCCTGTGCCTAGTGTAGCTCTACGTAATTGTCCTAATACATTGCCATTTTTAGAGAAGTACTCAATACGCTCTCCGTTGATTTCAATTACACCTGGTAAGTTCAAAGAAGGATTTGGCTGGCTTAGTACTGTGCCGTCGACTACAACAATTTCTGCGTCACGCTGACCTAGCACTTGAGCTAGAACAGTTGACTTATCCTTAGAAATTCTCTTGTAATGCATACGGTTCAACATGTCTTTAAACTGCATAAATCCGTAGCTAGTATGGACTGCATTGTCTCCGAATACAATAACATCAAGTACATCTGACGTGTCTAGAGGGGCCGATAATTTCACTGTTACTAGATCAGAGTCTAAGTAATAGTCCACGCTATGTGTTAACATAACGTTATTTTTAATAACCCACACATAGTCATTAACTACTACCGATTTAGATAGCGTAATGCTGCCGCCAAGCAACTGTTCGTATCTGTAATAATCATACGTACCTGGAACTAACGAACCAGTTAGATTAGTAAATTCAGATGTACGTTCAATTTCTGCAACATCATGATTATAGAAAGATGTTACTTCAATATCAGTAACTGGCACTGTGGCAAACGTAATTTGATCTCCATCAATTGTATATTCTGCATCACTAAAATTCACAACCGATAACAATGCGCCTTCAACATATGCTAGTGTTCTAAGTTCTATAGATACCACGGTCATATTAAACACATAATCAGATCCGTAAGTTAATTCAACTCCATCAAGATATACCTTGAAGTTAGTTGGATCAATTTGGTAAGGTTCTGCTTTATACCTTAACAATGAATAATCTAATATATCATCAGCTAAGGTAAAATACTCTGTGTTCGATGGACGTAGTACTTGGCCGTCTTGTATTACTAGTACGTTGTTTGCAACAGGCTGAGCATTACCTAGCACGTTAGTTAAGGTATATGTATCTGTAACACCGTCAACTTCAATAATCTCAGACTTAATAATTGAAGCTGATTGATTCTCGTCAACTGTAATCATATAAGTGATTAATGCATCTAGTGGTTGAGGTACTGCAAATCGAATACCAACTTTACCTGGATACTCGTACGCTTCTGTTGTTCTAAACAACTCGTAGTTTACAGCCAGTCCGTCTACTAGTACTACTGATCCTAAGTTATCAACCCACGTTGCGTTAGTAATATACTCTAATGTACTTGCATCGGATACAAAGAAGTTTGTATCGATTAATGCTTGACTTGCAACACCAAAACTTATTATGCTAATAATTGACTTGTTAGCAGGGATATCTGTTAGTGTTACTGTCTTGTCTCTCCAATTAACAGTATAGTCTGTACCTTGCTTTAAAATAACTTCATTAGTCTTAACGAAGATAGCTGCAAAATTGCTAGGTATTTGTCCTAAGCTGAACTCATCAGTTACACCGTCACCAATATAATTCTTAAACATAATTTTTGCAGAACCTGATGTAGGTAGTTGATACACTTTGATAGCAACTGCATCTGAGATATGTCCCGGCACAATTTCTTCAGGAGCAGCACTAGTCATAGGTGTTACAAACCCGTCACCGTCTAAAATAATATCATCTGGTGCAATGCCTGTAGCTGATGTTAATGCTGATCCTGTGAATGCTCCCCCGCTTAACTGAGTATCGTACTCGTTAGCTAGTGGAGTAAAACTTCCGTCGCTATTACTCTTGCGGAAAATTACCTTATCGTTCTCATCAATAGTTAAATTGGTGCTAGGCAATGTAAACACTTGTGTAACACCGTCGCCGATTATAGGAGTCATTACAGCAAATGGCTTGCCGGGCATTGGATAAGAAACAAAATCAGGGTCGTCAATTCGTTGACCTTCTACATAAACGTTAATTTCTTCTCCGACAGCAGGTGCATAATCTAAATCATACACATACTGACTAGCTGCTGCTGAGAAAATTCTATCATCAAACGCAGCATCAAATGCGTCCCATGATTCAGAGAACCACGGAAGACTATCCCATCCTCCGCTTACATTAAACCCTAAACCAGTAACACTTGTTCCGCCGTAGTCAATACCAGTCATTAACTGTGCCAAGTCTTTTCCAAATTGTCCGCTTTCTGGATTATAATAGAAGTTGATCCTATCAGCAGCAGACAAGTGGTTGAAGTTCTTTGTGTATGTTACTACAACAGATGACCCAGAGGCTGGGGCAGTGTCAAAGGTTATTAGTCCGTAGTAACTAGTAAATCCTTTTGTTGTTGAGGTCTTAGTAGTTAATGTATACTCATTCTTAAGTACATCTAACCCGTCCACTGTTATAGAGCTTGTCCCAATTGTTGCATCTGGACTAAACTTTAATGTGAACTGCAATCTAGACCCGGTACCTAAGAACGTTTCAGTTGATGTATGCTCAGTAACATAATAGCTTCTAGTAATACGATCAAACTTGATACTAATCTTATTTGCTCTAACAACTTCGCTTTCAATAACAACCGATGCACGAGCAGCTACTCCGTCTACACTTAGGCCACCGTCTAATACAATTGTTGGGGCTTTTAAATAACCTGTGCCTGGATTTAATAATTGTATTCTATTAACTTTTCCGTTAACAATATATGCCTTTGCTGTTGCGCCGGTTCCGAAACCGCCTTCAATTCTAACAACTGGGTTGGCAATATATCCGGACCCACCGTCAATTAAATTAATACTTTGTACTGTAAATCCAACATGATCATACCAGTGCTTCCAAGGATAGTTAGTAATCTCAGTAGATGATGATTCGATATCTCCTAGTTCATTTACTGTTACGCTAATAGGCGTAACTTCAAATTTAGAATTAATCGTTGGTATTAAATCAAAGTCTGTTACAGAACTTTGTGAGTTGTCCATCCCAGTGTATGAGCTAATGTACTCACGCACTTGTGTTTTGTATGGTTTAACTTCGTTAATGTAATCTTCAAAGTTAGCCAAGTTATCGCTGTTATAGTTTATCTTCTGCTTCAAAGATCCAACATTATGAGTTGCTTTTACAAAACTAGTCTTGAACGCCCAGTCAATGAACGTTTGCTCGTGAAGTGCGTAGCGCAAACTTGCAAAGAATAATTTTAAGTACTCAACTCTAAATTCGTCAATTAAAATTTTATTTTTAATTGTGTTAATAATAATGTTTAATTCAGTAGATGCTAGATCATCATATAATGTAGAGTCAAACAATATGCTGTCATACCCAATAGTTTCATAATTATACAACGTACTAGAGAACTGGATTGTTCCATTTTCTCGTCCTACTACTTTATAATTTTGAGTATAGTCAATTGTTACTAGGTTGTTATATTTCTCTAATAGCACCCAGCCGCCTGACCCTATGTTCTTAACTTTTACTATCTGGCCGATTGTTGAATCTAATAAGGCAAGCTGGTATGTGTTATCAACTAAATGATCAATTTTTGTAAATTGTGTATATCCTGTTGCATACCAGTTGACGTAATTCCAGTACTTGGTGACATCGTAACCTTGTCCTTTTGCCCTGTCCCATAGCAATGTATCTTTATTCCATTGATAAGTGCTCCACTTATCAAATGTGTTAGAATCGCTAAGAACTAGCACAGTAAATGGTCTTACTGTGAATGTAGTGCTGTCTTGATATCCTTCACCAGTGCTAATAACATTTACACCTGTTACTTGTCCAAGCTCATTAATAACTGTTTTTACAACAGCTCCTTTGCCTGTAGTAGATATTGTAACATACGGTGCGTTAACGTATCCGCGGCCTGGATTGATAATGTCAACGCCGGTAATTCTGCCATCAGTAATAACTGGTGTTAGAACTGCTTGAACTAATGTTGCAACACCTACGAAACGCAGTTCAGCATTCGTATCGATCGTAGTATCCCATACTCCTGACAACGCAGTTGGTGCTTCATTAAATGTTTGAAGGTCACTTAAATCATAATCGTCAACAATTAAGTTAACTGCTAATACAGAGTTAACACGCTCAATGTATTGCTTCAACGCTTCTACACGGTTGATAAACATACTCTGACGAGGTCTGAATTTAATACCGTAACGCTGTTTGAACGGGAGTTTAATGTCTGGCACCACACGGTCATTATTATCTTTGCCTATTAAACTATGAATCCACTTGTTCTCTAACTCAGTTGGGATAATAGTGTTTGGGTGCTCACTGATAATTTTCCACTGGCTATGAGCATTGGCTTCAATGTGTGCTAAATCAACTGTCCAATATTGTACGTTTAGATTAAAATTAGTGCCGCTGATTAAGTTAGTAGCATTTACTAAACTAAAAGAATTTTGACCAGTTAGTGCAAGACACTGGTATCCTTCAGATGTAGGATCTGATATTAATCTAGAAACATTATACGCAGACAGTTTTCTACCTGTAGCATTTGGAGCTATTGTAGGATTTTTAACCCAGTAGTAGTATGTATTCTGGAAGTTCTTAGCAACTGCATCGTACTTCTTTTTAATACTGTACGCAGTGTCGCCGTATCGAGATGTTCCACTAATACCTATTGAGTCTCCTCGATCAGTGCCGGACAAATTGTCCCATTCTGACGGCAAATATTTTGATTCTACCCATTCGTAAATATCTATGCTAGCAGTCTCGTACAATGTGTTCCATGTAGTTGAACGATATACAATGCCGCCGGCGCGGTTATCTAAAAACTTTGCGCGAGTTAAGTCCCACCATAATGTACCTACCTGTTGTTTAGACCAGTTCATGCCGTCATCGACATTAACTGAACTATTACCAACTGAATATGTTGCAGGATCAAAGTATGTCTTATAACTAATTTCTTGATCTGCTGGCCCAGGAATCTTACCTTGAGCGGCGTCAACTACATCAATATATGCCGCTAGCACATTTTTAGTTCTGTCGTATATGTATGCTTTTTTAATTTTATATACATCTGGACGAGATACTTCTCGGTAGTCAACTTCCCATGAAGTGGCACCCATTTCTCGTGCGTATGTGTATACATATCCTCCATCTGCATAAGTGTTTGGAGCGCCGACTACAATATAGTCATCTGACATAGCTATCGACGACCCGTATAAATCAACAATGCTTGGAACTTCTAGAGCCGGTGTTTCTACTGTATCGGGTGCAACTGAGTTTAAACTTTCTCCAAATATAAATTTTGTGTTGTAACGATCGTATATATCAATTCTACCAGTGTCAATTTGCTTGTCAACAATACGTAATGTGTTGTTGTCAAATGTAGTGACACCACCGTCATTAAATGTTGTTTCTTGTTCAATGTCGCCGCTTGCAGAAAATATAACTAACGAAGCATCGTCATTCATAAAATTAACAGTATATCCGAATTTTTCAGCAGCTTCGTGTTTATTGCTAACAATTGTCTGGTGCAGGTCAACAGTTGAATCTATAGAGAATACAAATACTGTACCTGTGTCAGTATACGAAGCATCATTAAACGGTGCGCCAACTGCAAGATAGTTTCCAGGTTTAGATATTGCAACAGATTCGCCAAAATTGCTTCTATTCGTTAACCCGGATACTGATGAAGTATCTAGTGTACTTACAAGTGTGTATGTTCCGCTTGTTCGGCGATATACATACACTGCACCTGGATAAGTATCTTCAAGATCATTAGTTTCAATAGGTGCAGAAATTGCTAAAATATCGCCTGCGGCTGACATTGCAATATCATATCCAAATATTTTATTAGACTCAGGAGCAGTAATAGTTCCGTAAACTGTCCATGCATTGCTAGTGTATTCAAAAACATGAACGATGCCGGTGCTATCAGTATACCCAGGAGATGCAACTGTTAAGAAATATTGCGAACCTGTGTTGGCAAATTCTATAGTAGAACCAAACAGTTGGTCTGACAATTCAATCGGACTTACTAGCAATTGAAAGAAATTATAACTAGTTTCATTTGCTTTCTGATATAGGGCAACATAACCTTGATTTGTTAAATTACTGTTATCAATATCAGATGCATTAGGTGCAGAGATTGCTATCCACATCCCGTCTGACGAAAACTTAATTTGTGCACCAAAATTATCTGATGTGCCAATTAGTGTCTGACTAGGTGCAAGCTCAAAAGACGGTAACCAATTATTAGTAGAGACGCCTTTGGCATATACTGTAACTACAGTACTACTATTAGCCACTGCTACAAGTTGTCCGTTAGGAGATACAGCTACCTGTTTGCCAAAGTTTAGATTGTTCCCTAAATCAAAATTAGTTATAGACTGCTGATCGAAAACTTGATTATTAGTGTACACTGCATACAATCCGCTTCCGTCATTATCGGCCCAAACTCTTTCGTTGGTTTTTAATGTCGAAGGAATATGATCATTTAACTCGTCAATGTTACTAATTCTACTTTCAATAAACTGATATAGTAATATTTGGTCTAAATCAGTAAATGGTGTTTGCCAGCCCGTAATTGTAGTAATAATATTAATCTTACGACCAACAACTGATGTTACTACATAGAACCCTTTTATCGATTCTGAATTTTCGATACCGATTACATCGCCTGCTGCAATAGTAGGAATAGTATCGCAAGTAATAATTAATTTATTAGATGTGTATTCAACATTCTCAACAGTAATATTAGCTGTTGTAAAACGATATATGTTCCAATCTCTGCCTTCGAAGGCGCACCAAATATTGTCACCTTCAACAAGGTTTGAAATATCATGTGTTACAATATCTGTAATAGTATCAAGATTTAATGCTACATCTTCGTACTTAACATACCCCGGAGTTCTTAAGTACTCAGAGCTATTTGAAGTAGGCCAGACATTATTATTATATCCTACAGGAGCAATATAAACATCAGCCGGTGTTTGTCTATATACAAAATCTACAAGAGATGTATCAATTGTTGAAACTAATTCAAAAGGTTGCGGATTTAATTTAAATAGGCTTTCGTCTAATTTAAATTCTATTTCAGCAAACGAGTCGCTAGCACCATAGTTACCTACACGAACTGCCCACTCTTCGTTGAATGTTAGACTTTCTTGATCGTCTGCACTTAATACATCAAACAACTTACTGAATACGTTTTGAGTACCTTTCTCGATGATCATGCCTTGGTAAAACTTGTACTGGCTCACATCGTCTTGAATAATGTTTTCAAGATACTGACGTTTCTGATATCCAATTAAATGCTGGGCCATTTTTTGTTGGCCTGCGTCAAAGTTATCACTATCTAGGCTATAAAAATCTGTAAACTGATCTGCTTTGTAATCCCAGTTAGGCAACATCTGAGAAGTAGGCTTCTCATCTAACTTAATCCAATTCTCAGTATTAAACGTTTCTGTACCAGGTAAGAACGAGTTTGCTGAATAGTAAAATTCTTTGTATTTTACAGTGTCACCTAAATTATAATCAGTCCACGGTGCCCATGCAGTTATAACAGCTTGATCGTAAATAAAACCTGGGATGTTAAATCCGCCATTCCAATTTGTAGAAATATATCCAGATACCTTAATACGTTCTTGGCGGTAACCTGGTGCCTGGTCATATATTACGTCGTTAAACAGTGTAGTATTATCTAACAATAATACATGTTCTTTTTGTACTAAGTACAAGGTTGCGCCGTAGATGCCGTGGTTTGTATTTTCTGGTCGCAGTACAAATTGATTGTTTTCTCTGAATGAGTTTGTAAACTCGGCGGGCAGTTTCTGTCCGTCAACTCTGAAAATCTTATACTCAAAGAATTCGTCTCGAATATTATTAACTACTGAATCAGTACTTTGAAATACTAAATTATTTGCAGCAGGGCTTAGTGATATTACCGCACCTTCACTCCAATTCTGTGTAGACCAGAATAAAAATTCGTTTATACTAGTTTCCCAGTTATTGACGGTTTTTAAATCTGTGTTGAACTCATCAAACACAAACCCTTGTGCTTCTAAGTAGGCTGAATAGCCTTGCATAAAATCAACTACTGACTGAATTGTTGAAAATTTTGTTCCGTAGTTAACTACTTGTTCGTTATTTGTATCCCATGCTTTACGCAACTCTGCAGAACGACCTCCGTTAACTGGCAGCTCTGCTAGTTTAGCATAATTAGTTGCGTCAAACTTTTCACCGCTTTGATGAGATAATGTTACTCTATAATATAGTCCGTTGGCTTTAACTAATTTTCCAACTGCATAATATTGATCTGGTTCCCATACAATGTAACTTTCTGAGATACCGCCTACATTGATAGTTCTCCCGGTTAATGTATAAGGATAGTAAGTGAAGTAAGGATGATCATTGTTGTATCCTCTTATTTCATATCCGTCTGCAAACTTGGTAATTACTACGCCGCTATATACTAACTTCTTTGTTGGCGAAGAAGTGTTTAAAATTATTTCATAGTTTTCTTCAGGCACAAAAACACCGCCTGAACTAGAGATGCTCTTACTATCTAGTAATAATCTAAATTTTTGTTTGCTAGTAAAACCGCCTAGTTTAGAACTTATTTTGTTAGTAATGTTTGCAAGATCCGACTCGTATTGTGTAACTAATAATGTTACATCGCTTGTAATATAATCAATTATGTAATTGATCAAGCCTGAAGTGAATATCCTACTTGAGCTTAGTGCAGTTGATGGTATTACCATATCAGCTAATCTGATACGTAAGCCAGTTTCGGCGTACACTAATTGATTGTTCAAGTTACGTATAATTCTACTACGATCTAAACAAGTACCAAGCACAGTGTTGGGTTGCAATAATAGTGCTGTTTGAATCACCGCGAATGCATAGTAAGAACTACGGCGCCATGCTGATTCAACTGGGCCAACATCACCAAAGGTGTAGTATCCTTCAGCAGTAGGTTTAATATATCCGTTAACATGACCAGCATAGTAAGGAGAAATTAAATTGCCGTCTTCATCAACAGGTGCGCCATTTTCTAAAATAGATTTAGCAAACTTTTCTAGTGTCCTAATAGGCACGCCCGGTTGTCTAATTTGGCCGTTCTTAATATCATCCCATAAAATTAAGTTGTTACTTGTGTACGGAGCTGGTCCATATACTTCTTCCCACCACGATGGTTTAATAGAATATCCTAAACACTCCCATGGGTGTGTATGTGGACGATCAGTGTCTAATGTCCAACGATATACACCTCTCCAGAATGCAGGAGAATCTGTGTTGTCTGGTAACGAGTTACCTCTATAGTTCCATGTAAATGAATTCAATCTGTCCCACAGGCTAGTGTCTTGCTGTGTATAGTCCTGTGCAATGTTAGTAGTCCATTGGTAGAAAAACTGACTCATTACTTGATCTATTTCATTCTTAGTGTATGCTGTAGGTCTACTATATCCTGCAATAAAATTGTAGATGTCAAAAATTTGCGGATCGTACTTAACTTTTACGTTGTTAAAAATACGCATTTCTAATTCTAAAATTAATGCATCTCTATAATCATCAAATGCCAACGTGATACTACCGTCGTGTCCTTGGATTACCGTTGTAGGTTCAAGGTAAGTATTATCTACAAATATTTGTGGCTCAAAAAGAGGATACAAGCCTAACTTACTTGGGGAAGCTGGACAGAATGAACCGTCTGTGGTTCCGTACTCGTATGACTCTATAACATCCCCGTTTACTAAATCAACGAGAATCTCAAAGAATATATCTGTTCCAAATACATAGTCTCTGCCGTGCAACAATTGATTTCCGTTTAAGTAGATATTAACTGCTTGGTTAGATAATGTATCTAAATTAAATGCAGTAGTTAACGGGTATGTCTTAACTCTAGAGTCTAGTACAATATATTCATTGCGGACTGCTCCAGTGTATGCAAACATATCTGACAAGTAATACGGTTGTGTCTTAGTTTTATCTTTTGATAATTCTTGTAAAATATAATCAACGTGTTGTTTTGTATCAGTATCAATACCAGAATCGGCTGCTAAGGTAATAAATGCTCTTTTAAATTTTCCGTAGTCGTTTCTGGCCTTGTCTAATGCCTTGATCACATTTGCTGTTTGAGAACCTAAATGATATAAACTTAAATTCATTGGTCCGCTATGTTGTACAAATCGTGTGCCTAGTGGAGTAATATTTCCAATGTCACGCAAGTTGCTATAACCTGGATATACTCCGTCAAACGATGTTAAGTGTTCAACAATAATGTCAACGTGGTCGATAACTTCACCCAACGTGAATTGAGACAAGTTAGCATTTAACGGATTGTTTTGTAAGTTTAACGGAATCTCGTAATGACCGTTATTGTTTTTAGCTTGTGCTGAAAAACATTTTAATGTAACAACATCAGCCGTAGTCACATCTGCACTAAGCAACACTGACTTCCTTACAGTACCATCAACTATTGAGTATGTGTTTTTATTTTGTCTGCGACCGTTGACAAAAACATTAACAACTAAATCATCTAACTGATCTTTAAAATCATACATATCCAAAGGAAAGTTGTTAACTAAATTGCTTTCTTTAAAAATTCTAACAACTGGATTTGCATTAGTTAAGGTAGATGCTGTCCACCCGTTCTCATATGAGAATGTATCAATGCCGGATATAACTCGTAAGTACCCAACATCTGTAGATTTAGTAAGCACCGACGTTACTTGCTTATAAGCAAACGAATCACTTAGTATATTAAATTCAAAAACAATATCTCCAATATTGCTAATATTTTGATAGCTTAATGCAAACCCTAGTGCAGAATCTGCTGTACCGGTGCCTACTTTATAACTAAACAACTTAGTGCCAGTGAATGTAGATCCGTCGTATGTTGCATTATCGCCGTAGCTGTTACCATCGGCGTCAAAAATATCAAACAATGGTGCTTGATTAATTGTTTCTTTCTTTTGTCCTAGTTGCCATGTAGTACCATTGTACCAATACATAGAACCTTGATTAACTGCTCCTGTCTTAACTAAAACAGTTTCGTTTGTAATAGGAGTTGTGTCAACAGATTCAACTAATGTAATCTGTCTGCGGTATCCGTTGAATGTTTCAAAAGCGTGTGTTCCAGCGCCAACACTTAGAATATCAACTAATGTGTTAAGTGTTTTGTCAGAGTATAATTTAATAGACGTAGTACTAATAACAGATACAAAATAAATTTGCCTGTTAACTAATCCGTCAATGCTAGTATTTCCATTGTTCAAATATATAATCTGATTACCCGTAGCTAAACCATGCGGTGTTGAAAAAGTTATTAGATCAGAAGTATCGTTAACTTCAGTGCTTGCTAATAATTCTAAACGACGACCTTGTTCAGTTACTGAAACAAAATTAACATCAAATATTTTTCCGTTTACGAATCTGTCAGTGTCTGCGGTAAACAACACACGCATGCCATCAGCTAGGTCAACACCGTCGACGTTATAACCGAGACTTCCTTCGATTGTTGAAAACACATCTGTTGTAAATGTGTCAATAACATCGACGTTTTTCTTTGACAAATGTCCAAAGTTAAATAATTTCAAACCTGCATCAAATTCAATAATAGGACGAGTAGCACGTTGAAGTTGGTCGAGCTCTGGAACTTGACCTGCGGCTGTCGCTGTTGCTATTACAACATCTTGATGGAACCAGCGATTATACCTAGACCATGGGTTTCTATCTGGACTAGACCTATTAATAACAATATAATCTTTATCTCTAGGAAACGAAGTTAGTGTGCTAAACGGAGCCTGGTCAAATGGTTCGTCATCAAACAATAGAGAAGTCTCTTGAGAATAAGAACTAATAATTTCAAGGTCGGCTTCTGCTACTAATTTTATAGCAGTACCAACTCCTTCAACATACCAGTACCCGGCAGCATACTCTTCAGGAGTGACCTTACCAGTAAATGTTAATTTCATGCCATTTGATAATGACACTCCGTTGCTAAGAGTATATGTCTTCTTGCCAACAATATCAGCATTTACATCTAAGAATGTATTTTCAGTAATGTCTTTTACTTCGAATACACCACCAGTATTTGCATCTGCTTCGCTAACATAGAATAATACATCAGGACAATTCTCTTGCACTGTAAAAGTAATAGTGCCTTCTTTAATGCCATTAGCACTTACTCCGTCAGTGTATCGTTCTAACTCTCCTGCAACTCTAATAGTTTTTATTGAGAATGGGTTATTTGGTGCAGTGATGGAAAAGTTATATGTTTGTCCTCTGTACAATGTTATTACAGGGTTACGTGTTAGTCCGTCTGGGCTAAACACATATGCATAGTTGTCGCCTTCGTCTTCAATTGTAACAGTAAATGTACTATCAATTGCTTGCTGTTGTCCTGCTACTTCAATTGCAGAAGGTCCGTACGGCAACCAGTAGTACTGTTGAAAGTTAACAAACTTATCCCAATTAATATGCGGGTTCCAAGAATAAAATTCTTGTTTGTTTAGACGTTCGTGATTTAGAACATTGCCGCCGTTGGTGGAAATATGGTTAATATGATCAATGTAATCTTTATAGAAGCTGGTGTTACCCAAGTAGTCTTGAATAACTGCTGCTGGCTCTAATTGATAATTTTGTCGAGTTGTATCGGTGGCGGCAACAAATACATCAGTAGCCTTAACAGCTTTTGCATTTTTTCTACCAATAAAACCGGATACTTTTTTAACAGTTCCTGGTTGTGTTAACTGATCTAACGTTGCTGCTAGAAACTTTTTGTTACTGTCAGTTCTATAAAAGCGCGGCAACAAATCTGATGTTGTACGGCTTTCATTTTTTGACAGAGGCAATTTTGGTTCGTTTTGTGTAGGCATTAGTTAGTTCCTGCGCTAGTTATTGTTTGTTGGCTAGTTGTTGTTGATGTTACTGTAATTGATCCAGAACTTCGAATCTTGCTTGCAGTAATTGCTGATATAATTTCAACGTCATTAACTGTTGCACCGTTGATAAAAATTTGATCTTTTTCTGCACGAATTTCAAATAAACTACCAAACGATAACGTTGATTGCTTCGGTACAATTATGAAGTTCACAATGTTAGGAGCAAGTCTGTTCATTACATAGGTTAACAATTCACTGAAGAAGAAGTCGCCACCGAAGTCCCAATTCTCTAATGCAAAGAATTCGTTAACAGCGGATAGCACTTTTGATTTAACATCGTTATCACTAATTACTATTTCAGAATTCTTCACAATCTTAAACGTTGCTTGAACATCCGGGCTTGCTTTGTTTCCAAATAATACTTTGTATTTCACTGGATGATAAATGATTTCGTCTGATATCGATTTGATTTTATTTAAATCAGTTGACAGTAAGTTATATAAAAAGTCTGTGCTCGGCGGTAACGGTTCTGTAGTACGTGATCCGTCGATCCATTCTCTAAATGACTTATCGTAATCTTTAGTTAAAATAAACACATCAATTAAATTTGTTAATCCCGGGTCAATCCTTGACTCGTAATCGGCGTTGTGTATGTATTGAAACTTAATATTCGATCGTCCTACAAATACTCTATAATCAAGACTAACAACAAATCCCGCAGTATCAGAATACTTCTTAACTACGTTAGTATCAACAAAATAGTAATATTGATTATTAACACCGCTAATTGGTTGTGTATCTAAAATAATTACAATATCGTTACTGTTATCAACCCAACGGTAATCTTCTTGTCCTTGGGCAATAACATATAGTTCCTGTACAACATACTGATCGCTAGTCGAAACAATCTCATCAAATATAGATGGGTCGTCAACAATGCCATCGTCATCAGTGTCGCTAAATGTAACTTGTATCTTTTTAGTGTCAACATATCCGTCAAGACCTCGATACTCTTCTGATACTTCCCAGTCACGATCATATGTAAACGGACTAGTTCCGCCGAGGCTCGATAAATCTGTGTTAATACCTAACACTTTAATTTTATCCTTCACTACAGTGTTTGATCTAGTATCATAAATTTTATCACTTGCATCAAAGAAGAATCGAATCTGCTGATCACTTTCAAATATAAAACGCAACAGTCTAGATTTCACTGTATAAAATTCCGAGTCTGTGGTGAACAAAATTAACCAACTTGCATCTAACTGTTGATTGCTAATGTCGCCTTGCTTACCCGTACTAAAATTACTTGCAGTATCTAAGTTAACCTCAAATACAATCTTCCAGGTGCGAGATTCGATATCATAGCGGAGACCAAATGGTTTGTTTGAGAATACTAAATCTACCATTGTACTAACAGTGTTAGTGTCAATTGTTGTTCTCCATGCTGGAATTAATCTGTCAATGATTGCACCAGTTGGGATTATGTCGTTTAAAATGATAGTTCCTGAACCGTCAGTTAATGTTCCTGTACCATTGTTTGATCCGTCACCGTTTACTGACACGACTTTACACCATAATGATGTAGTAGCATTAGCAACAGTGGCCGATCCCGTGACTAATTCATTGCTATTAGCTTTGTTAAAATATTGACCTGCTGGTGCAACAAACTTAACTAGTGCGCCAGGAGTTAAGAAACGTAAAATAGTACTAGTGTACGAACCAACCTTAAACGGAACATAAGATTCATTTGCTACAAAACCTGTGCTTTGATTAACGTCGGTAGTTGCTCTATACCAGAAAATATTATCTGTTGCAACTGCTATAAATTTAGAATAGTAGTAATCTCGTAATTGTTGAGACTTGAGTGTTTCAAGCAATTCATTGTATAATACTGCTTCAATGTCTGTACGGGTAGTGTAGTTAAATCTAAAACTATCAGTATATTCTTCTTTGTATAATGCGCCGTCGTCTGCAAACAGATTTGTTTTGGAATATTTGCCTGTTGGGTCTACTAGGTCAAAATAACGACTAATTCCGCTACTAGAACGATTAACTGCTTTCACTTTAACAACTTGTTGATTGATACCTAGCGGACTAATGTTATAGTCCTCGCCTGTAATCATTCTATTTTGTGTATAATAAGTTGCAGGAGCATTTGCTTTGATGCTAGAATTTGATTCTGTTTCAGCAGCATTTGCTACAGAACTTTGTAAATTCATAGTCACAGATAACGTTTCAATTTGATTTAAGTTTGAAACATATGGGATTTCGATAGCAATATTTCTGATATCTTTAGGATTAATCGTGTAGCTGATACCATTACTTTGTCTATAGTATGCACGGAACGTACCTAATGGTAAGTTACCAAATGTGCCATCGCTAAAAGATAAACTAACTTTGTCATCTGCACGAGTTACAACACTGTAGATGTTTCTAATAGATTTCTTTAAACTATTATAGATAGTGTTGTTACCTTCAAGTGCAGGAATTTTTGCCCAGTATTCTGATTCTAGTCCTTGTGTATCTAACTTGTATAACCATACGTCGTCATTGTTAATATTTGTAGCATCAATGTCTACTGTTTCATTAGTCGATGGTTGATCAATAGTGAACGTACCTTGATTCAAGATACCTTGACGGAAATGAATGAAGAAGCCTGTGTTAGCACTACCGTTACCTCTGCCGTCATTACGATAGACAAATGCTAGTCTATTACCAATTGCAGGAGGCTCTTCATAAATGTACGTTTGATCTTTAAATGTAGTACTAACTACTTCAAATGGTAAAACACGGCCGTCAACTGCCTTAGTAAATGCATACACTGGTACATCAGTATTGCTTGCTTGAAAGCGATATTGTTCTGTTGGAATTCCGTAAATATCGTTCTTATCGTCCGGGTTTCCGAACTGACGATTAACTGGCAATGCTGCGTTAATTACTTTGATGAATTGATCGTACCAGTTAGCATTACTCGGATCATTCCAACTAATAACTTGTCCTGATAAATTTCTACCGTTAGAATCGTAAACGTTTTGACTTGTAGAAACTGTAGTGAATTTTAATAAACCGCTGCCTGCGATATTTCTCTTAGGGTTATAGCTTAATAAACGTGCAAGACGTAAAACACTTTCACGACGCTCAGCTAACTCTAAGAAGTTATCTCTAGCATTTAAATCAATACGGAAAGCAATACTTTGTCCTAAGAAGGCAATAAGATCAATCAGGGCAAGGTATTCACTAGATTCGATGTAGTCGTTAAAATCTTCAGGGTAATTTTCCCTGATGTAATTAACCATGACTCTGCGAAGATTTTCAAAATCGTAGCTCTGGAAATCTGCACTGCGGAAGCTTTGATATATACGCTTCCAATCTTCCGCTACTAGTAATCTATTTTGTCTATCAGTTGTTGACATACGCTTTCCCAATTATTGAGTATTTAGCGTATATTATTATGTGTGTACTTAATTACATTCCTGACAAACCGTTAGCTTTGTCAAATTTTAACTGTATAGATTCTTGGATGTTGTATGGGTAATACACCAGTGTACATTCTATTTGCAAGCCTGTATCATACGGTGTTACTGTTATTTGTTCTGCACGAGTTCTAGGATCATAGTTGATGATTGTTTCAACATCTTTTATAACCATATCTCGAATTTGATCAGTTAGAGGTTCAAAAATAACGTCCCAGATAATTGTACCAAAGTCTGGCTGTTCTAATCGCTCGCCTAGTCGAATATGAAAATGATTTAACAAGTCTTGCTTGATTAGATTTAAATCATATAGCGCAAAACTATCAGTTGACGCTGCTATCGTACTGAAACCTTTGTACGTTTTAGTACCCGGAATTACTTGTCCTTGTACGCTGCCCTGTAAGACAATTTTATCATATAATCTAGATGTAGCCATAGTAGTATTTACTCGTCAGAGCCTTGAATTTTACTGAACGTATCAGTAGCTGTTGTGTATTTTTTAAATGCAGCCGGTTCTGCTAACGTTGGAGTTTCAACTGCTTCTGTCTTGTCCGGAGTGTGGCTTAACGGATCTAAATTCTCGTGTCCTGCCCATGGCTCATGCATCGGAATACGGCCGGCTTTTGGTGCATTAGCAGCTTCAGCAGCAGCTGGTCCGTTCATATGAATTTGTGCGGCAGTTTCTAAATGATTGCCGCCGGCCTTAATACTACTTGTTCCGCCCACTGTTAATTTTCCGTCTGCACCGGCCTTAATTTCGTAATTAGTAGTTGCAGTAGCATTAAAATTAGCGGCAGCATTTAAATTTATATTCCTACCTGCTGTGAGATTTATATCTCGATCAGCGGTAAAATTTATATCATTCTTTGTATGTACGCTAATACTATCTTCTGCATAGATATCAATTTTTCCGTTGCTAGTTAATTCAATCCATGCAGTACCCTTAGCATTGCCAATATAGATTAAATCTTCACTGTTGTGCAGCAGTATTTGATGCCCTGTACGAGTTCTTAGACGAATCAACTCGTTGTGTAGGATGTCTTTTTGTCCGCCGGACTCGCCTTGTTCAATTGCAGCATATACTGGAGGACCTTCGCTAGCATGTGTCTTACGTAAAAACTTGTCGTCGCCGTCGTCCATGACAAATGACGATCCCCCTAATCTACTAACAAACGCATTAGGAATCTGGTGTTCGTACTTTCCAACTTTTCCAACTTTTCCACTTTTATCCACCGGGCCCGGTGTGCTAATTCCAAATACCATACTCGGAACTTCGCGACGAGCACTAGATGTTGTAATACCCCGTATGTCATCTTTTAGCAGGCCTTGCTGTTCAAGAGCTTTTGCAAAAGGATGTTCTGGTTTTAATTTTTTAGTAGTGTCACTTTGATTCTCTGGATGGATAATCTTGTTGTACTCACTAGTGGGTACTCGAGTGTTGCTTGCACTTGTCTGTCTACTATCATTAACTACATATTCAGTTGCTGCATATCCTGGTAGTGAGAAATTCATATCTTCGTTTTGAACACACCCGATCCAGAATCCCTTACGAGTATCGCCGCCGATAAAAATAACAACTACTAGTGCGCCAACATCTGGAGGTACCATCCACATGCCATATGCCTTTTGTGTGTTATCGTGAGTATCTTGACTATCTGAGACATAATCAATGTGTGTAGAACCGTAGAACGGATTTAAGTATTTTACAGTTCTTAACTGGCCTTCTCTTGCTTCATCATTACCTGCTTCGTGTAACAACTGCACTTCTAATGTTCCCATATAACTCGGGTCAAGGTGGCTTACAATTTTAGCTAAAAAGGGGCCGGCATCCGGTTCTGCAGAGTTTGCACCGGATCTAATTTCTTCTGGCATATCTTATGCGCCTCCTATTGCGCTATCGTTCGGCATCGGCTGTTTCACTGGATAGTTACCAGGAACTTTGCTGTCTTGGCCTTGTATTCTAATTAGCCCTAGAGTTTGTGTAAACTTGCCCTTAGTGAACTCGCTAGTTACTTCTTGGGCCCTAAATAAACCAGAAAATTGTTTTACAATTGATGTATTCCCAAAATCGTAGAATCCAGTATCAGTATTAGCATCGTCTGGAGTTCTAAAATTTACTCTAACCATAACTTGGCCTTTTTGCCAATCGATGGAACCTTCTTCATTAATTCCATTTCCAGCCGACGGTATTGTAAAATTGCCTGCACCACTATCTCCAATGAAGTACGGATCTCCGAGTATTTTCAATGTTAAGTTTTGCATATCGTAACCAGTAGTTGCTAGATCATGAAACTGCCTTGCTGCGGTAGTCGCAGCATCGTCTGGTCCAGATGCGCCACCGTGTTTAGCAGTGCGGGTAGATGCAGCATCCCTACGTAATGCTTCTGGGCCAACACCGCCTGCTGGCTGGCTTTGAGGTTGTGCTGCACCGCTTGCTGCCGGATATGCGCTACTGTTAGCTGCTGCTAATTCTTTGTCTTCAGAATTCTTGCCGCCATCTGCTAACATTTGTTTAAAAAATCCTAACTTGTATTCAATTTGAAAATCAAGTATATCGTGGTTTTGCCCAGTGTATATGTAATTAAATTCTCGCTTCGGCACTACTAAATCTACTTTCGATTTAGTGTTAGGCGGTAAGAAAATAGACGAATCAACTTGGTAAGGTACGACTCTAAAAATTACCTTTTTAGCTTTCTGTCCAGTCTTAGGATCTTCTGAAGAAATGTTGTGTAAGTGGGTTTCTACTCGCCACCAAACAACTTTGCCGTCGGGCGTTTGGTTTGCTTCTTCAAGTGCCTTTCTTCCGTAATCACTTGTCATGATTACCTGATTTATAATATCTTGCACTTTTGCGCCTTGCGCAAATTTAAAATCTGCATTTTTAGTATCAATAGTAATGTCGCCGCGTTTATAGATACCAGTCGCAGGATCATATGTTGCATTATCTTTTGAGAACGGTGCACCAGCTTTGTTATACACTCCAAGACCTAAGTCTGCTAAACCAATAGCATTGCCGTTTTCGTTAGATGTATACGGCGCAGGAGGGAATACAATATCAATCTCATGTGCATAAGTAACGTTCTTCTTTCGATCCTTATCGTCTTTTAACTTTTTGTTTATAACTTCTTTTAAACTTTTTTCGCCTTTTGATAATAAGTCAGCAACAGTGTATGGACCATTCTTGTTACAAGCAATGCTCACATCAGTCTTAATTTCTGCAAAACTATCTGACTGGCCTTGTTCACTCCACGGGTATGCTTCAATATCATATGTTGCGCCCTTGGCTGTAACTTTCATTTCAACTGTACGAATTTTAATATGGAAATATTTTGTAGTCTGCGGGATAGTTTGTAAAATCTGATCGGCATTGAAGTGCCCTTTGAATTCTAGCTGGAGCATATAAGGAGCATCTGCATAGTTTGCATGTCCTGCAAGCAACGCTGCTGTTTGCAATGTTTCCCAAAACTTGCCCATACTATATGGTTCTATAACTCTAAAACTTATATTTGATGAGTTCGAATTACCAGCTTGTTGATCTAATCCAATAACTCCGGACAATCTAACGTTATCAATGAATGTAGTATAACCCACTGTTGGGCCTGTTGGCATTTGAATTACTGTAGCGCCAACTGCGCCACGGGCTCCACTGTTTACTTCTTCGTCAGCAAGTGCATACAACCCAAACATATAAGTGTATGATGCATATTTGTGTAAGGGATTACCTTCTGTTGTGCCCGAGGTGTTTCCAGCAATATCAGCTCCGCTAAACAAACCTGCAATTGTACCTACAGCTTTTGCAATGCCGTTAACTCCTGCTACTATTCCGTTAACTCCTGCTGCAATACCGTTAGCTGCATTAGCTACGCCTGCAAGGCTTCCTGCAACACCAGTTCCAACATTTGTTAACCCGTTAAGAGCAGAGCTTTTAATTGCAGCAGCGGACTGAGTTATTGCTGCAACGCTAGACGTTGCTTGGTTAACTCCACCAACAACAGTGTTTACTTTTACAGTTGCAGTTGTTGCTGCTCTAGAAACATTATCAAGATATCCCATGTTACGTTCCTAATAATTTTGTTAAATTATTTCCCTTTGGAATATAAATTTGTACGCCTGGCACAAAATCGTATATAGGATCTTGCAAGACGTCTAAATTTCGTTGTGTAAATACCCACCAAAGTTTTGCATTTTTATACAAGTCAAACGCCAACAAGTCTGGTCTATGAGTGTACTGTGCTTCTATAGTATAGAGAAAATCGTCAGGCTCTGCCGGCACTGGTCTAATGTTTAAAAAACTTAGATAGTTATCAACTATCGCAGTGTCCTTCCACGGACTGCTATTCTTATATTGTGCCATTATACGAATCCTGCGGCGCCGCCGTTAACAAACGAGTATAGATTAAACGTTTTAATTTTTTCTCTGCTGTAAATTGGTTGTAGTGTTACGTTAATACTGCTCTTAATTGGTACATGACTTGCGCCAGCGGCAATATAATCAACGCCGTTTGGTAAGTCAATTGTGTAACTTTTTACAATAACAGGAATATCATTAAACACACTATCGCCATAGGCATTGAATTTTAAAATAATTGGAGGATTGCCGTCTGGAAACATTTTTGTACTTGCTCTTAAAAAGTTTACAGCCTTAACCCATGCTTGGCCTTCTACCGAATCTGTTACATAAAATGGCGCACTTACTGAAATAGTTTCTGCTTTGCTGTGCTGGTATGCAAAAAATGAATAGTTACTATGAGTAATAGATTGTTCTTCATAACTTGCACCACCGCTTACGTTGATAGTCGGAGTAAATGGAAATACTAATGAGCCAATTGCTCCAGTTAATCGTGGGCGCCATTCACCACCACCGTTGCCGCCGAGTGCGCTGGCTAAGCCGCCAATAGCGCCCGCAAGATTACCGATAGTACCGAGCGCATTAGTAAATAGTGCTGCGCCTGCTGTAAATTGGCTCATTGGATTTCCACCTGCAGGTAGGTTAAAACTCCTAAGTGCGGACACTGCACCAACTGCATTACCTACCTGCCCTAGGGCGCCAGAAATCCTACTAGCTGTTCCAGTAATATTGTTAAGTGTACCCATTGCTTGGGTAGCAGCCGAACCAACTGACGCAGCCGACCCCGTGATTGTACGCAGTCCAGCGCCTATATCAAAATTTGCCATATTGGACTCCTTTGTTACTATATTTAGTTGACAAAATTAAGTACATAGTTTATAATAATACAAAATAGGACTACAATGAAAGTTAACTACCTTAATAACAAAGATTTATTAGAAGAAATCCACAAAAGTAAAAATACGTTTTCTAGTTATACTAAGCCAGAATATCACCGATACGACCTTATATTACCCAGTGTTGATAAGATTAATATTCGAACTATTGCCGAAGCTAAACGTGCCCAAGCTAAACGATTAGGCCAAGAAGAGTACCAACGCAGAAAAGCATTAGGTGAAAAGGTTAAACAAGCAGATACAGAAGTCGATTACAAAAAAATTGCCAAAACTGATGTAGTCTTCCGGGTAATGACGTTTGATCATATTCCGCTTAACAATACTCGTAAAAAGAATCCGAAAACTCTTGCTGATCATCGTGACAAAGTAAACTTTCCCCCATTCCAACACTGGAAGTTTGACGAAAACGATATCCTAGTCTGTGTTGGAAAAAGTCACTGGAAGGGCGATATAGAAAAAGGCAAGTTTAACAAAGACCACGGGCAGATTACCAATACGCTAGCCCGTATGTACATTAAATTATGCGAGAGATACGCTACAAGAGGTAACGTTCGTGGATATACTTATAACGATGAAATGCGGGGCCAAGCTATACTTCAACTTACTCAAATTGGTCTTCAATTTGATGAAAGTAAGTCGGATAATCCTTTTGCTTATTTTACTGCCGCCGTTACTAACAGTTTTGTTAGAATCATCAACTTAGAAAAACGTAATCAAAATATACGTGATGACTTATTAGAAATTAACGGGATGAATCCTAGCTATTCAAGAACAGGGTCTGGTGAACATGCTGCTGCTGTCAAACGGTTCGACGAAACTACTGATTGACCTGTAGGCTTAAAACAACTATACTAGATCAACGGAGACTAAATTTGAGTAATCTTTTTAAGAAAGCAGCTTGCTTCACAGACATACACTTTGGATTAAAATCAAACAGCCATGTTCACAATCAAGACTGTGAAGATTTTGTAGATTGGTACATTGCAAAAGCGAAAGAGGAGGAGTGTGATGTTGGAATTTTTCTCGGCGATTGGCACCATAACCGAAATAGTCTTAATATCACTACTATGGACTATAGCCTTAGGGCCTTGGAAAAGCTGGGTAAGGCGTTCGATCAATTTTATTTCTTTCCTGGTAATCACGATTTGTATTACAAAGATAAACGAGACATCCATTCCGTTGAATTCGGAAAATATATTCCCGGAATCACTGTTGTACATGAGCCTACCACTATTGGTAACGTTACTATGTGCCCGTGGCTCGTTGGAGACGAATGGAAAACTGTAGGAAGCAAAGGCGGCAAATATATCTTTGGCCATTTTGAACTACCTAACTTCTTCATGAACGCTATGGTACAGATGCCAGACCACGGTGAGATTCAACTCGACAGTTTTCAATCTTATGAGTTAGGATTCAGCGGACACTTCCACAAACGTCAAAGTAAGGGTAATATGCACTACATCGGTAATGCATTTCCGCACAACTATGCAGACAACTGGGACGATGATCGTGGGATGATGATATTAGAATGGGGCGGACAGCCCGAATATCATAGCTGGCCTCTTCAGCCAACATTCCGTACAGTAAAATTAAGTCAACTAATTGACGAAGCTGATACATTGATTAAGCCGAATCAACATCTCAGAGTTAGTCTAGACATTGATATTAGCTACGAAGAAGCTAGTTTCATCAAAGAAAAGTTTATGAGCGACTACGAGATTCGCGAACTAACACTTATTCCAGAAAAGAAAGAGATAGAAATCAATACAGACATTGATATCCAAGCATTTGAGTCTGTGGATCAAATTGTTAGCAACCAACTTGTCAATATCGAAAGCGACACATTTGATAAAAAGATTCTGTTGGAGATTTACAACAGCCTATGATTAAGATAAAAGATTTAACAGTTAAGAATTTTATGAGTGTGGGTAACCAGACTCAAGCAGTAGACTTTGGTCGTCAACAATTAACATTAGTACTAGGTGAAAACTTAGATCAAGGCGGGGACGACAGTGGTTCACGCAATGGTACAGGTAAAACTACTATTGTTAATGCGTTGAGCTTTGCATTGTTCGGTACTGCACTTACTAGCATTAAGAAAGATAACTTAATCAATAAGATTAATAACAAGAACATGCTAGTCACTCTTACTTTTGAGAAGGACGGAAACAAATATAAAATCGAACGAGGTCGTAAACCGACAATCATGAAGTTTTATATTAACGATCAGGCCAAAGGCGAGTTAAATTCTGACGATAGTCAGGGTGACATGCGTGAAACGCAAAAGGATATCGACGAGTTGTTAGGTATGAGCCACGATATGTTTAAGCATATTGTAGCTCTTAACACATATACAGAACCGTTTCTGAGCTTGAAGGCAAATGAGCAACGAGAAATTATCGAACAACTGTTAGGTATTACTCTGCTTTCCGAGAAAGCTGATCTGCTAAAAGAGCAAATTCGTCTTACTAAAGAATCAATTGTTCAAGAGTCGGCTGATATCGAAGCTTCTAAAAAATCAAACGATAAGATTCGAGTCAGTATTTCAGGTTTAGAAACTAGACAAAGCGCATGGTATACTCAACGTAATGCAGATTGTGAAAAAATTGCTAAAAGTATTGCTGAACTACAAAGTGTTGACATTGACAATGAGTTAAATCAACATGCAAAATTAAAACAATACGATGAACACGCTGCAAAAATTAAAAGTTTAAACAAAGAAAAAGCAACATTAGAAACAGCAGTTATTCAAGCAGATAAGGCAGTAACCAAGTATACTAAAGAAGTAGAACAATTAAAAAATAAAACTTGTCCGGCTTGTGAACAAGGATTGCATAGTCATAAACACGAAGAAATGACCAGTCATGCTGAAAAGAATTTAGCAGATGCACTAGTTTATTTGCAAGGTGTTAGTGATAGTTACGCAAGTGTCATTGAAGAACTTGATACTATCGGTGATATAAACGGTCGACCGAAAACATATTACGATACTGTTGAAGAAGCACTAAAGCATCAAAACAACCTTACAAGTTTAGAAACTGCATTGAATAAGAGAGAAAACGAAGTTGATCCGTATCAAGAGCAGATCGACGAATTGAAGCACACTGCAATTCAAGAAATCAATTGGGATAGTGTTAACGCACTAACTTCAATGAAGGACCATCAAGAATTCTTACTTAAATTGCTAACAAACAAAGATAGTTTTATCCGTAAAAAGATCATAGATCAAAACCTTGCCTATCTGAATAACAGGCTTACGTACTATCTTGACAAAATGGGATTGCCGCATCAAGTAAGTTTCTTAAATGACTTAAACGTCGAAATTACACAGTTAGGTCAAGATTTAGACTTTGATAACTTATCACGTGGCGAACGCAATCGTTTGATCTTAGGGTTAAGCTGGAGCTTCCGTGATGTGTGGGAAAGTTTATACCAAAATATTAACTTGTTATTCATCGACGAACTTATTGATAATGGTTTAGATGCTAACGGTGTTGAGAATGCCTTAAGTGTTCTTAAGAAGATGGCACGTGAACGCAATAAGAACATTTATCTGATTAGTCACAAGGATGAATTAATCGGTCGTGTAAACAATGTACTAAAGGTTGTCAAAGAAAACGGATTTACCAGCTACTCGAACGATATCGAAATTACAGAATGAGCTACGAAGAGTCACATGACCAGCTGATGAAGGAATTTCGAAAGTATTTCGAAAACTATCAGGACTGGGCTACAAATCAAACACATGCCGCAGGTATGCGGTGTCGTGCAAATTTATCAGAAATTAGGCGCATATCAAAGGCACTTAGGGCAGATATTATCGAAACTAGACGAACGTTTCCGAAAATTAAGTCACCGAAATATAGAGAAGCATTACTTAAAGAACAGCTCGCTCAAAAACAACAGGCAGAAAAAGGCACCGACACTAACTAATTGATGTCATGGACTTATGAGAATCAAATTGTCGAAACACTCCCCGAAGATTGTGTAGGCTTTGTATATCTCATAACAAATATCATCTCTGGACGCAAATATATAGGCAAAAAATTAGCTAAGTTCAGCAAGACTACAACTAAAACTGTAACCTTAAAGAACGGAACTAAAAAGAAAAAGAAGATTAGAAGCAAAGTCGACAGCGACTGGCGTGAGTATTACGGAAGTAGTCCTAATCTTCAAAAAGACATAGACACCCTAGGCACAGAAAACTTCACTCGAGAAATACTATATTACTGCACATCAAAGGCGCAATGCTCTTACATCGAGGCCAGAGAACAATTTTCCCGCAAAGTATTAGAATCAGATGAGTACTACAACGGACATATTCAAGTTCGTGTACATGGCTCACATATATTAAAATCATAATAGGCTCAACAAGCAGTATCAGCAAGCGCAAGCTAACATCGTGCGCCCTTATACCTGGATCTTGGATCGCAGGGACGGAAACTCTAGCTGCTAAGAGTACTCAACCACCATCCTTAACAGGACGAGGATCGCAAAGCTGCCGCGGTTTGGTTGTTTAAAGGAAAGTCAAAGGCAAAAAGAGGGAGAAATACCCACGTTTGCTAGCATGTTAGCGTATGTTAGTAAGCCGCCGTCATAATAAAGACACAGCTCGAGGTACCGGATGACCGCCTCTGTAATGCTGTAACGCTAAGTGATAAAAGTGCAACTCAGATAATGTTCTTTTTAACTTTTGCCCGCAAGGGCAAAGTGTGACTGAACAATCTAGATAATATTTAAACTGCTTCGCAGCACTAACACTTTCAAATAAAAGAAAAATAGTTCGAGCGGTAGCGAAGAACAGATGTACGCAAGTACATCATAACTAAATATACTACTATGAAGATTACTGAAATTATTGCTAACCCTCCTAATAAAGAAGAAGTTACTCTGGAATTCCTAGGAGCAGCTACAGGCGCATACAAAGCATTTCAGCGAGGAAAGGCATTAAAAGCAGCGCAAGCTGCTAGGAAAGCTAGACAAGCTACCAATATATTTGGTATGGGCAAGTACTCCCTTAAAGGGCTTAAAGGTCAAGAACGCCTAGCTATGATCGCAAAACGAATTCAAGTAGGACAAGCCGCTGCTCGAGGACAACAGGTAATCAAAGGATTTAAATCCAAATACATTGATATACTATCAATGTTAGGAGTAGCATACTACGTTTATGACTATTGGACTAGTATTACTGCTGTAGAAGATGATTTAGCAGAGTTTTCCGAAGCAATTAAGAACAAATCTAATGTAGCCGAAGACAATATGTTTAAAGGGTTTGCTAGCGAGCAAGAAGCTACCGACGAAGCTACGACTATTAGAGAAGAACTATTGGGCAAAGCTACACTAAGCATTTTAGCGTCAACAGGTTTTGTCGGTGCTTTTGTTAAAAACTTTGGAAAGATAGTTGGCATGTTGCCCATGTTAGGTATTCCAGGAAAGATCATTTCAGTTCTAGGATCATTGGTCCAGAAAACTAGTATTGTCGGCGGCGCAGCTTTGCTAGCATGGTTCGAAACTGAAAGCGGTAAAGCATTCTTAAAAGAATGGGCATTTGCATTGATAATGTTAGGCAAAGGTGTATCAACTGCTATAACATTAGGAACAGGACTTGTGGATGCTGCTGAAAAGTGGTTAGAAGATAAAACAGGCGTTAATGTCCCTGGCATTCCAGACGCAGCAAGATCTAAAATTGAACCAAGTGCTGCACAAAATGTTGCTGCTAGCCAGAAAGAAATTGCAAATAGAAAGTTTATAGGATCAATCCAAGCTACTGATGCTGAAGGATATCTAAGAACAGATAGAGATTTCTTCAGCAATCCTTCTATTATCAATGCAGTAGGTAAGGCATTGTATAACAAACAGCCTAGTCCGCTGGACGCTTTTCCAAAGAAACCAGGTGCAAAGTATCCTACATTTACACCAGCGTTAGACCGCTTTTCTTGGTAGCCTCAATATTCTCTTTGATGATTGTATTCAAAATGGTACGATCTTCATACGAGTACACATGAAATAGATCTTGGCTACTCACACCGCCTCGCATGTACCAACTTATTCTAAATATTTCATCTTTGAGGCCCTTAACGTCGGTTTCGAGACTGGTAATATAGTTTGCAATCTCGTCGTTAGTTAGGCGCAAGAGCCTTAAGCGAAAAAACTTGCTTGATCCAGTGTAACGTTAATGATATTCTCTGCTGTACAGTGACCACATGCTACTCGTTGCGGAGGCATATCCCAAACTGCCTTGTTTTCTTCTAACTTTTGTTTGATAAGTTGATATGATTCACGCTCTGTGTTACGCAACCATTCTTCAATATATGCTTTTTCAGCAACTAGCGCACCATCTACTTGTACAGATTCGATAGCAGTTAAAAATAATTGTACTTGAAGTTCTGATAAGCTCTTATAGATACCGTCAATTTGTTGTTGACGAACATCTTCTTCTTTGAGTTCAGTAGTTTGAAATAATGTTTTCTGTAGTTTAAAGTTTTCAATACTAAAATAACTCATCTCTTCGTACTGCAATGGGCGAATTTTGATGATTAAGCTATCGTTGATTGCAATAGTATTAATAAATTTTAAGTTATTAAAGTACTCTAATATATTACCTAACTCAATTTCATACTCGTTTTCTTCGCCGCATGACGTACAAACTTGATGTATATTCATTTTATCGCCAAAAGTTGCAATACGAATTGCAACTAACAGCGCATCAATGTCTATAGCAGGCATGTGTTTTGCGTTTTTAATGTAAGGGCAGCAACTTTCAATAACTTTTGCAGTAGCTTCTCCAGTAAACAGAGCATCAGGGGTCTTCATTATGATCTCGTCCATGCCGCTCATAGCAAACACTGGAACGTTATTATAATCGCCTTGTAACGCACCTGGCTCGTAGTATAGCCCTTTGCTAGGCAAAGACACAGAAATCTTTGGTTGTCTAAAGAATCTCTGTAGCGGATTAGGTTGATTCATATTTTTAGTTCCGATAAATATATTACCCGTATTTATATACGCAGATAACACCGGAAAAATAATGGATACAATCGATTATAAAAGGCTAGCTGAAGAGCAGGCCAAGGCAAATGCCAAGTTAATGAACAAAGGTCCTTCGACAGCCTTGCCAACTGGCCCGGTAAATCTGTTCACTCAAGCAATTGATTCTGCTAAAGGCGGAATGGATACCTTAGGGAAAGCATACAAAGAAATTGAATCTCAAATCAATGCCGGCATGGGCACATGGCGTGACCTAAGTAAGACAGGTATTTCTTTTGGTAATGATGTAGTAGGTATGGCCGTTGCTGCCAAAGGTACTAGAATGGACCTTGGTGAATTTGCTGATACTGTTAAGAATAACTCAGTATACCTTGCAGGATTTGGCGGAAGCATTAATAAAGGTGCTGAAGAATTTGCAAAGACTAGTAAGGTTATGTTTGATCAGTACGGAGAAACAACTGATCAGTTAAGAAATATGGGTCTTACTAACAAAGATCTTAATGATGCACTGGCATTGCAAGCAGGCATGATAGGTAACAGTATGCGTTCAGGCAAGGAACGTGATGCAATTGCTATTGAATCAGCTACTGCACTAGCTACTGAAATGGATTTAATGGCTAAGATGACGGGGAAGAGTCGTACTGAGCAAATGGAAAGTGCTAAAAAGTTGCAAGCAGATGCAGCATTCCAAGCAAAGCTAGAACAACAAACTCGCGGCATGAGCGAGAAAGAAGCTGCTGAATACAAAACTAAAATTATGGCCGAGTACGCTAAGTCTGAAGCAATCGGTATGGGTCAATCGTTTAAAGAAACGTTTACATTTGGTCAAGTGATGACTAAAGCAGCAGCCAATGAAATGGTAATGGCTGGCAAAGCTGGAACAGAAACTGTTAAAGCAGCAGCCGCAGCATCAGCTGGTAATTTTGAAGAAGCGTCTAAGCGCAACGCAGGTGCGATGGAAGCAGCAGCAGCTAATAATAAAAATGCTTCATTTCAGAATATGGTTATCATGGGATCATTTAGCGGTGCAGCAGGTGAAGCCGCACAGAAACAATACATGGCTAACAAAGCATTAGCTGATAACATTGAGCTGTTAAAGAAAGATCCAGAAAACAAAGGTAAGACTGATGCAGAACTAATAGCATTAGCTAGACAAAAAGCAAAAGACGAACAAGAAGCATCGTCAGGATCAACTAAAGCAGTAGTTCAGGTTGAACAACGAATGAAAGATGCAAGCAGTGCTATTGCAAACGGGCTTGTAGGCCCAATTAACAAAGATGTTAGCCCTGCATTGACCAAGCTAGCTGACACAGTTCTTAACTCTAGATCGGCATTTATTCCGGGTGCAAGAGAAAAAGGCAACATTGCTGCAACAGAAGGAGAGTTGCTTTCTGGAAGAAAACGTTTTGAAGACGGCGGCAAAGCTGGTGGATCTGCATTAGAAGTTGCAGGCTATGGCGTAGCTAAGGTAGGATCAGAATTCAACAAGGCAGGCGTAGCAGCAGTTGATGCTGCTACTTCAACGCCTTCCCCAGTTAAGAAACGTGCAGGCGGAAGTTTAGGCATGACAGGATCTCTATTTGAAAATTGGGGTTCAGGGGAGCTAGTAGAATTACACGGCATGGAAGCAGTTATGCGCCCTGAAGATATGGCTAAAGTTGTACAAAATGCGTTAGGCGGCGCAAAGAAGACACTCCCAGATTTGTCAACAGCCGGCTCACAAGCTAAATCAGGAATTGATCTTAGTAAGATGATTAATGATGTTAAAACTTCTATTAGCACAACTGTGTCAGGCGGGGGAAGTACTACTGTAAAAAATCCAGACATCGCTGAACTTACAAGACCATTTGAAAAATCGTTTGCACAAATGGCTTCGGGCACTAGTACTTCGTCATTAATGGACGCAGTAAAAGCATCTAGCCCATCTGCAA